CCGGACATAGGCTTGAAGCCTATGTCCGATATTGCTTTGTCGTCATTGTTTTGGATAGGAGATGAAGACTGCAAATAAGGATTTTTAAGTCCGTACAATTTGTTATTATGTGTATAGTGTTTTCCGTTTGGTTTTATTTGTCAGCAGCGAGCAAGGTATTTATATTCACGTTCATTAATCGATTTTAAATGAAATTTTGGTATAAGTAGTCATGTTATTTTATTAGGAGTATGTTATGAAACATTGGCACCTTATTTGCAGTCATTAAAATGTTATAAAAAATTAGTGACCAAATAAATAGGACTAGACCTTTATAGGCCTAGTCCTGATTTTATTTAGTTGGTTTTATTATTTACTTGTCCAAGTAGTCTTAGAACCAGTATTACCTTCACCATTACCAGTCAATGTACCATTGAAAGGTTTCATATTAGTAATACCAGAGTAAGTCATTTCGGATTCATCCCAGATTGTACCTTTACGTACCCAATCAAGTAAGCTTTGAGCTTTCTTGTTTACAGATGGGTTAGCAATAGGGAAACCGGAGAATTCGACAGACAATTCTTTGAAACCGATATCTTGACGATCTACGTTGTAGATATTCAAGTCAGCATTTGTAGGTTGAGCAGCTACAATGTAGAATGCTTTTTCTACGTTCATCAAAGTATTATCGGTTACGATATATAAGAAGCTAAATACTTCTTTATCGAAACCTGGGTCTGTGATAGTACCATCTTCAATAAGACCATGATAATGTTTAACTTGTGTTGTTGGATCTTTAATACCACGCAAGAACAATTCATGAACTTTTGTTAAGATAGAACCAGATTTTTCAAAGTAACGTAATGTGAAAGTAGAAGCAGATTGGCTATTAACTTTGTTGATTACGTTGATATTTTTAACACCGTTTGTTAATTCTGCAGTTTCGGAGTTGATGTTATCAATACCGTCTAAACCACGGAATTCATATTCAAGAATATGAACGTAAGTGTTAATCAATTTAGCATATTGCTCATGTTTTTCAGCTAACTTCTTTAAGAAGAATGGAATATCAAGTACTAAGAATAAACCATAACCAGATTCAAATTGGTTGAATTGGTAAAGGTTAGCCCAGTCAGTTACACCACGGAATAAAGCATAGTTAGTCAAATCACGAATATCTTTAGTGCCGTCGAAGATAAAATTAACAGCACCGCTTGTACGTTGTTCAGCCATTTTTATCCTCCTTATTAGATCTTGGCACTATTGTTTGTAGTAGCAATTGGAATAGCTACGATACGGAAGATTTCTGCTTGAGCAAAATCTTTGAAAGATACTTTGATTACAGCATATACAATCTTGTTAGCTGCATATACAGAATCAGTTTGGAAATCAATAGAAATAGATGCAAATTTAGAGGAAGATGCATCGATAACTGCTTGAATATCTTTCTTATAGTCTTCAAAGTCTGCACCAGTAATGAATTTATAACGGGATTTAGGACATTGAATACGAATATCTTTAATAAGACCTTGGATATTCAATACGTTATTGATAAAGCTCAATTGTGTAAAGATATCTTGGGATGTATATTCAGTAGCAATATGGAAGATACCATTATAGTATTTACCAAAGTTTATACGAAGATCATCCATTTGGTCTACTTGGTTGCCAGCTGGGGTAATCTTAGGTACATAGCTTAAAGTACCTTCGATAATTTCAGGAACTGTCCAACCATTACTTTGACCAGCACAAACTAGAGAACGACCATTAGCAAAGTGCATACAAATCAAACGAGCGATTGCATAGCCCATAGTAACAGTAACTTGTTTCTTAGTATATGGATCATAAGTATCAAAGTATTGGCAATAAGTACCGATAAATTTATTATTGATACCATTGTTAAGTGTCTTAGCATTCTTAATAGCAAGGATATTGGTCAAACCAGTTGTACCCATATCACGGAAGAAGAATACGTCTTGACGGAAAGTAACTAATGCTTCGATAGCACGTTTAGTAATGTGAGGATATGCCGCATCAACTACCACATCGATAGGGTTGTTGTCTGTGTCATAGATTTCATCATTAAAAGTACCATCATATACTTTAGTCATTTCTTTAGCATAAACAGATTGATTATCAGTTACACCTTTATAAGTTTTGATAGGAGCATCACCGAAAGTTTCACCATTGAAGCCGCCGATCAAAGGATGACCGTTTACGGAATCAAGTTTAACTGTAGCAACACCATCAGTTGTAGAAGTTAAAACTTCAAATGTCTTGAAGGTTTCGCCTCTCCAAGTACGTGCAGTGATAATATCAGATTCACGAAGTACTGCTTCGCTGATACCAGAAAGGGAAGCAATTTTCGCAAATAACAAATTAACTTGATCTTCGAAACCAAAGCATTTTACTTGTTTAGAAGTACGTTTGATTACGGAGTCAAAGAATAAGTTAAAGCCAGATTCTACTTCATCTGGATTTAAAGAGAATACAATGGATTCCAATGTATTATTGTTTTCTTCGATGTCCAATACATAACGAGTAGATTGAGCAGAGCGAGAAAGTGTAGTATCAGTAGAAATGGTAATGGATTTTGCAGATACACCACGACCATTATCAGTGATCAAGAACAAAGGATAACGATTATCTTTGTTATTTTTGAATTTGTTATAGAAAGCTTCAGCAACTGCTTTATAGTCGGAACCATATTTATTTTCAGTAGCTTCAAGAGTTTCTATAGAGAAGTTAACTTGACAAACTTTAAACATAGCAGCAACGCCGTCGCTACCCGCTTCAGTTTTTGTGTAAAGTGGACGATCTTCTGGTTTGGAAACTGTATCTACGTCAGTTTTCTTCCAGTATAAATCTTCCATTTCATAACTTCCATCTGGTTTTGTTACAGGAGCTCCTGTTACAGAGTCTGTTTTAATTCGAGTTTCTTGACGGGAAATTTCTTTGGTATGAGCTACAACACCAAGCATAGCTAAACGAGAAGTTGGGTCAACAACACGTTTTGCATAAACAATACCACCATTGTTGATTACGTTAGCGGCTTGAAGTAAAGGTTGCCCATGACGTGCAAAGGAAATTTCACCATATTGGTCAAAGAAATCTTTACCTTGCCATTTTGTATATTCTTCAGTGCCTTTGTCGGATGTGAAGCCGGCAAATACAATCGGCCTAACAGTAGAGTCAGCTACATTCAGAGAAGGAATATAACTTTGGTCTTCAAGAATGATTTTTGTACCAATCATAATCTCTTATTTCCTCCTTAATAGAATTAAAATAGTTCTAAACGATCCTATTGGAGATCTATTTAAACTTTTATTCATATGTTATTCCGGGCCCTTTAGGTCATTAGGATCTTTTCCATAGGGCTATCTACCTTATTCTTGTTGATTACTGCATTTACGACAGCATCATCCCAGTTTTCAGAAGTGATAGATGTGAAGGCGGAAATATACTTAGGAATCATCTTAATTGATACTGGTTTATATTTATGCATGTCGGTCTCTTTAGCCAATCGGAACGGAACTGATTCATCTTTAGTAGATCTGCATAATTCGGAAATAAGAATACCAAACATCTGAGCAGATATACCGAAGGAAGATCCATTAAATTTAATAGAGTCCATTAAGAAGGTGTGTAATTCATCATAAGGAATTACATTAGGTATATTACCAGTAATCATGAAGATTCTAAACATATTTTCTACGTTCGTGATATCTTCTGGAGATCCAGTATTTACAATAGCTACATCGTCCTTCTTAAATCTAAGAATACGATAATCTACAGGAACTGGAATCTTCTTGTCTAGAATATAGTCTTTGACTTTTTCAACAGAAGAAGGCATACAGGAAATTAACACAGGGTGGTTAAATAGTTTAACTCCATATATCGATTTTCCTTTAGAGTCGAAGACCTCATATGAAAAAAGCCCGAGAGTATTAATATACTCTCCGGCTTCTTCTGCATACTTCATATGACCGTCATTCCTAAAATAATTTTCAGGGATATAGTAAACTAACTCCCCATCTCCCTTAAAGATAAGGGAATTCCCATCCTCTTTAAGGAAGGCATTAACTTTAGTCATAGACATTAGTTTGCACCTCTAGTTTTTTCTAATAGTTCATTGATCTTAGCCATTACATCTTGAACTTCTTTTTTGGTGGCATAAGCAGATAGATCTTGAGCTCCACCACCGGCTTTAAGTTTTTCTTCTAAAGCTGCAGTAGTTACATAGCCATTCAATTTAGTATCTACTTGGCTCTTACTATAAATTGCAGTACCATAATGGGCTGTAGTAATAACTGTATTAGAATTCTTGCCATCATATACACTTAAAGCACTTGTACATAATGCCATAGGTTTATCTTTAGAACCCATTTCTACATTACCATTTTTATTTATTTTGGCAATAGGAATCCATTTATTATCTGGAGATTTACCATATAAATATTGTTGGTTTGGTAAGAAGATACCGTTTTTAAAATGAATATCATTAATATGCTCATACGCAGATTTAACTGGGTCATGAACGTAGATGTTTACTTTTCCACCTTCATTGGATGCCATATAGATCATACCATTAGCATAAGCAAAATCTTCAATTTCAATACTGGAATTGATTTCTACTTCACGTAGAATTGTACCAGCATAGTCAGATTCAACAATTCGATTCAATGTAGCAAATACAATAGTTTTATCCATAAGTAATGCACCATTAGAATCATTGTTTGTTTCATTTACAGTAACTGTAACTTCTTTTTCTACAGCATTAAGATTAGCGTAATCATATAATCTTAATTTACGTGTAGCATTAGTATCACCAGGAACTATAGATAATAATTTTTTGCTGCCTTTATTATAGTCAATATTGAAGAATTTATCAGTATAGTCGGTATAACCATCAACTGTTAAATCGTCATTAAGTCTATAAATTCTATTACCATTGGCTGCACCATTAGTAACTAAGATGTGAGTGCCATCATAAGTCAAGGTATTGCAATGACCTAAGATATCAGCACCAGTAAAAGATCTTTTAGTTAAAACAGAGAAATCTGTTGGGGATAATTCGTAGATAACTTGTTTGCTATTATCAGAATTAACGCATGCAAGAATAAATGTATTCTTTTTAAAGTTATAAGTGAAACCTTGACATTGATTTACGTCAGGGTCTAAAGTAATATTTGTAGCTAAAGTAATATGATCTGCAGATTTAATCTGTGCTAGATTCTTTAAGATTGCTTCATTTACTTTAGTACTAAGTTTATAAATGTCTTTAGCAACTTCTTGAATTGCTGGGGTTAAAATGCCTTTAATGAGTTGAGTAAGATTCTTCATAGTAATTTCTCCAACCTATTAATCATGGGAAAATATTAAAACTCTATATTTAATTGTTGAAAGAATGAGTAAATACTCAATGAGGATGAACCTCATTGAGTATTTTATGATGATTAGTAAATCGGAGTACCGATAACCATCATTTTAGACAATTCTTCTGCTTTAGATGGGAAGAGTTCTGTTGATGGTGTAGCATCAAATGGAATTCTATAAGAATCGGCATCGACCCATTGTTTAGTCGAGTAATTATATCGTTTAGTTTCATCTTTATTAAATAGAGGAATACGATATTTCAAGAAATCTTCATCAGTCATAGCTGGATTTGTTTCAGAAATACAGCAATGGATATATTTAGCAAATTTATCTATAGCCGCATATTGAGTATAATCAAATCTATAATCTGGTGCATTGTATGCACTCTTAACGAAAGCATCTACATCTGCCATTTCATCATAGTGCTCTAATGTCGGTTTTACAACTTTAACTCCAGTGTCTTCAAATATATATTTAATTGGAGTTGGTTTGGTTTGATAAATATTATCTATATTTCCACTAACTAGATCTCTAAAAACTTTAGCATGCATAGGTAATACTACTTTATTTACTCTAACCTCAGAAACAGTACTGTTATAAATTAGAGGAGCCTCGCCATCTATAAATTTCATTTTTGTAATTTGTTCGCCATTTGATTTAAATTTAGTAAATGGTGGGGCTACATAGAAAGCAGGTTTATATGTCATATCATAATCAAGTTTGGTTTCGTCTTTTCCTATATAACCAAGCTCTATATTAAAATCAAATGCAGTATACATTATTTCATTACCAAATGGATAAACGCCGGCATCTGTAGTTCTTGATACATCTACAGTTACTGGTTTTCCCAATAACCTTAATTGACTACTCATTGGAGTAAGACCAGTGGAATGTAATTTATATCCTGATCCAATACTATAGTTTGTACAAGCAGGCCATATAGTATTATATTTGCTAATAATACGATCTTTATTAAAGACTCTATCATTAATTAAGACTATTCCCTCTAATGGAGAACTACTACTAGTGTCATAGGGGTATAGATTATATAACATTGGAATTTTATCTTTTCCTAGCATCTTATAAGTATCTACAGTTCCATCATATAATAATGGTGGAGATATTTCATAATATTTTTTATCATCTGGAGTAGCAGATGCCACCGGTTCCCAAGTCTTAGTAGAGTAATTGTATTTTTTACTACCATCTTCATTAAAAAGAGGCAACCTCAATAATATCGCTTCAAGTTTATCTACATTTATCACAGATGGATCTATATAAATATGAACTAGCTTAGACATTAGTTTTGCAATATTAGCACTAATGCCTTTAAAGTTTTTACTTTGTTCTTTAAAATATATAGGTTTTAAATTTAGATCAGTCCAAGAATTAACCGCTAATGGATCTGCAGTCTTGGTGAAATTAGCCTCTAAATCAGTTGTATTATATTCATAATTATTTTCTTGATAAAAATAACCACTAAATTCTTTATACTTATTAGTTAATCTAACTATAATAGGATCATATGTAGCATCGTCATCAAAATCATTCATCAATCCATTATCTTTATAGAAGAGGTGCTTAAGTAATCTATAATCTATCATTACCATATTACATACTACTTCTTTAATAAATTTATTACCGGATAAAACAAATGTATCACATTTAATTTTTTCTGGAACTTCACCATTTAATGTAATTTTTGTTTTATAATCTGAGAATGTCACCATACCACCAAATTGTTTCCGATTAGGATCACTCCAGTCATTTGATGTATTGGTTTCTTGTGTTAGATCATAATATTCAACGCCATTATAGTTTACTTTTTTAAATTCATCTTTAATATCAACTGTATAATCGACGAGGTTTGTCCACCCTGTTGTTAAATACATAGTGTTTGGATCTAGTAAATTCATATCATGAACTGTCAACTTAAGATGTATATCATCATAGCTAGTATGAGTACTAGCCAAATTATTAACTAACTCATCAGTTGGGAAAAACATACCTAATTTCTTACCTTTAGGAATCGTAAATTCTGTTGTATTAGAAGATATTATTGTATTACTAGTATCTAAAGTTTCACTAGAAGATGGAGAATAAGTAAATCCACCAGTAATGTCTAAGGTACCGTTAACCATACCTTTGACTTCAGTGGATTTCTTAATATTCTCTTCAGCCTTCTCTGGAAGTTTTACAACTTCAGCTGCTAGTTTAGATGATGCGCCAGTTGAGCTAATGCCGTTCTTAACTAGAACGGCTTTAACTTCTTGGAGATCATTATGTAAAAGATTTAAATTTTCTATAACCTTTTCGGTCATATTAGTAGCGTCTGGCATAATTTATACCTCCATTATACATTTTTACTGCCAATAACTCTCATTTTATTAAGTTCTTCAGCTAATTCTGGGAAAATTTGAGTCATTGGTTTATTATCATTCTTAGGGTCATATTGACCAATTAATTGCCATTGACGTAAAGAATAGTTGAATCGTTGATTGCCATCTAATGTAAATAGTGGCAAACGATATTTTAAGAAATTCTTATTTTGAAGAATTGGATTATTGGATCTAATATGGCAATGGATATGAGATACAAAGTTATTAATTGCTTCTTGTTGAGTACAATCGAATCTATATCCAGTATGGTTATATACACCAAAGTCAGCAAAATCATAATCATATTCGCTAAGATTATCTCTATAGTAAGATAAAGACCATGGTAGAGATTCAGCTATAGCCGGAGTATCAGCAAAAATAAATTTAGTAAATCCGGCATCGCTAATTTTACCAAATATTAATCGTCTAAATGATTTAGCTTTGTAAGGAATAATAATTTTATTAACCTTAACTTCAGTAATATATTTATTAAAGAATAACGGGCATCCTTCATCATAAGAAGTCATATCTAATTTAGTAATATCTTTATTATCATAGGATTTGAACTTTGTATTTACAGGACCAGGCATAGTACGTACATACCCGAGTAAGTTAACATATTCAGAATCAGTATTAATATCATTACCAAATTTTACTTCTAATACATCACTACTAAAATCTAGATCGTGGAAAGGATAAGAACTACCAACATTTTGTGTACTTTCAAATTCAAATTTAATACTATTGAGGAAATAATTATTATTAGAACCAAATGGAGTTTCAACTAATGCTTTATTTTTAATAATATAGCGATTATCTGGAGTTTCTGTAAAATAGGAATTCTTTTTAGTTATATAGTCATTATTGTCTAAATCTCGTAATACTATAATGCCCTTATCTCCAGTTTCTGGATTTCTATCTATCTTAACTATTCCATAACGAATTTTTACAGATTTATCAATACCAATGAGTTGTCCATTATCTGCGTCGAACTCACCAGAAGATGTAATATCAAAATAACGAGAAGCATCTTCTGTGGCTTTTGACACTTCTTCCCAAGTTCGATTACTATAGTTATATTTTTTAGTATTATCTAAACTATATAACGGAAGTCTCATCAAAAGAGGCTTTATAGATCTAGTTAAATTAATTTTAGCTGGATCTACTAGAATATGACACATTCTAGATAAAAATTCAGCTGGAGTATGACTAAGACCAATGATATTTTTTGCTTTTTCAAAAGCTGCATATTTAAGTTCTTCATCACTAAACAAAGAGCTATTATTTAATGGATCTACATCATCTAAGAATGCTGGTCGTTTATATCTATAGTCTAACGATTTACTAATATTTTCAACATCAGTAATTTCATTATTGACTTTAATAATGATAGGATCAAAGTTTGGAGTTTCTTCTCCAGTTTCATAAGCTGCAACTATCTTATTATATTTATATAAGATATTCATTAAAGCATAATAATCTATATTAAGATTATTACATACTACTTCTTTTACGTATTTATTAGGTGTAAGAGTGAATGTATCACATTTTACATTCTCTAATACTTCACCATTAACTGTAAATTTAGTATTATAATCGGCAAAGCCAATTTTACCAGTAAATACAGAAACTCCAGGTCTATCATTATCCCCTTCCTTAGGGAAGTTTATATATTGTTTTCCATTATACTCTACTTTCTTCAAGCTTGCATCGTTAATATTTACAGTAAAATTAATATCACCAATATCTTTAGCCCCAGTTAAGTAAGCATAAGAGTCTTGTAAGAATTGTTTATCAGATACATTTAGTACTAGATTTCTTTTATCTGCAGATGTTTCAGATGTAAGAATATTATTAACTAAGCTATCTGTAGGGAAATACATTTCTAAATCTTTCCCTTTAGGTAAAGTAAATTCTTTATTCTTATTATTAACCAAGCAGTTAGTTTCATTTAGTGCAGTTGTAGAGTTTGGAGCATAAGTAAATCCACCAGTGATATCTAAGATACCATTAGCTAATCCTTTAACTTCCCCAGATTTCTTAATAGTTTCTTCAGTCTTTTCTGGAAGTTTAGTAACTTCTGCAGCCAATTGTGCAGTTGTACCATTAGATTGAATACCATTTTTAACTAGAATATTTTTAACTTCTTCTAAGTCATTATGTAGTAAACCAAAGCTTTCTACTACTTTATTGACTAGATCAGTTGTTGTCTGTTTGTCATCTGCCATAATTATTTACCTCTAATTTTAGAAATTTCTTCTTCTATTTTCTTAAGAGTCGTATTTAATTCATCACGAGTAATAAAATTACTAGTATCAGGCTGTGTTGCTAGTCCATCATATAATACTACCCAAGTTTCACCGCCGAGACAAATATATAACTTCTTACTTCTAGGAGTATAATATAATTCTCCGGCATACGATGAATATTGTGGCATTTGATCATTAACCTGAATGCCTTTGATATTTTTCCATTTCCAGAATCTGTCTAAACAATAAACATCATTGGAGTCATAATCTATATAAATAGAGCCAGCAGTATAGCCTTTGGCTTCATTTTCTTCTTTACCATTTTTTGGTATATCATCATATGTACCAGTTTTAAATTTCTTCCCTACAGCGTTATCAACTATAGAGTTTATTTCTGATGCACTTTGGGAGTTACTAACATCAGTCCGGTTAGTACCGTCCCAAAATTTAAGTTTCTTAGTTGGGCCATCTTCTTTTGCAAAGATTTGACCTATATAATCACCACTAGTTGGTGTAGTTGCACCACTTTTTGGTTTCAGATTAACTATATCCTTCTGCAACTTAGAAACATCTTTAGCTACCTCTTTAGAAAAGGTAGTAAGAAGTTTCTTAATAATATCATTAAGCTTCATAATACCTCCGAAAATATAAATTATAGAGATGGTACTGAATACCATCTCTATAATTAAATATTTAGTTTAAGACTTAGCCTTGTGTTTTAGCAGTGTTGTAAACTTCAACTAAGTTGAATGTATCTAAGCCTTCCAAGTCTGCAGTCTTAACAACTTCGTCTTTCTTAGCATATGGTTCTAAACCATTAGTTAAAGATGTAGTTGTAACAAAATCAGCCAATGCTTCTGTTTTAGCATAAGGTTGTAATTTTGTATCCAAAGCATCAGTTTTAACATATGCATCTAAAGCTTCAGTTTTAGCATAAGGAGTCAAAGCAGTAGTCAACGCTTCTGTTTTAACATATGCATCTAAAGCAGCTGTTTTAGCATAAGGTTCCAATGCAGTAGTTAATGCAGTTGTTTGAACGTAGTTAGCTAATGCTTCTGTTTTAGCATAATCTGCTAAAGTAGTAGTAAGCGTAGCAGTTTGAACGTAGTTAGCTAGAGCTTCAGTCTTAACATAGTCAGCAAGTTTACCATCTACAATAGTACCAACTTGTGCAGTTGTAGGATAGTTGCTCAAATCTGGAGCTTCACCTGCACCAGTGGAAGAGATAGTACCATCTGGAGAAATAGTGATATTAAGACCAGGTTTAAGTTTATCCTGCTTAGCATCGGTTAATTTTTTAATATCTTTACCAACTTCTGTAGCAAAAGGGTTCAAGATATTTTTGATTTGATCAGCAATTTTAGTAGCCATTTAAAGAAATTCTCCTTTCTTGAAAATAGTTAATTATTTATTAACTATTTATATGTTTATTAATAAAGCATATTCGGTTAAATGCCTGTATAGTCAGTATATGGTAAATCTGGGGTATATTAACCTTCAGATTTACCACGTTTATAAGACTCGAGTAGATCGATAGATAACTCTTCTTCGAGCTTATCTCCGACGAAGTTTAATCCTCTAATTGTCCAACCAGCGGCTTCTGCAGCTTGCGCAATTGGAAGTAAAGTAGCATTTACATCTCTTGGTTCAAAGGAAATTAATTGACTTTCATCTGGACCATTATTACTTAATGCATTCAATACAGATGCAACAGAGTTTTCATCTAATGGGCATTTAGTTAGATCTAAACCAGTTTTAAGTTCACCAGTAACTTGCAACTTAGTTAAAGATCTGCATCCTAAAAACATATTTTTTGTATTAGTCAAAGAGTTTACATTTAATTTCAATGCAACTAGACTGCTACAATTTTTAAACATATTTTCGCCACTTTGTACAGATTTAGTATTCAATTCTACATTGTTTAATTTACGGCAATTTTCAAACATGCCAACTGCAGATGCTAATTTATCACTACTAGATAAAACTACAGATTGTAAGTTTTCATTATCCTTAAACATATAATCTGCAGATACAGTATTTACTAAATTAATTGGAGATAATCTTAATAAAGAAGTACCACCATCAAACATGTGATCTGCATATTCCATTAAATCAGTATTCAATTCTTTATCTAATTCTGTAATATCCATATAAGTTTTTGGATATAAGTTTCGTAAGAAGTTATAAGCATTCTTAGAAGTCTTATAGAATTTATTTTCAGAATCTTGAGTAAGTTCAGAGTCAGAAATAGAACCGGCCAATTTAAGACGTCTAATATTTCTAACATCAATAGCAACAACTTTATTTTTATAATCCATAGAGCAATCAAAACGAACTACAATTTTTTCATCACGTTCTTTGATTCCATTAGCTCTATATGTAGACAAAGCTACATGTTTATTTGACCAACATTCAAAGCCAGCAACTTTACCAGCAGCACGTTGTAATTCGCCATCTTTTACATAGTCAATTTCCCAGATTTCATCAGAGCCTTCATAAAGAAGAACTTTATAATTATCTTGAGGATTAGAGAAAGTGAAAGATAGCATTAAAGATCTAAGAATTTTAGCTTGTATATCAACAAGATTAGCTTTAGGGCAAGCACGTTTACGATCACCACTTGCAGTAGTGTAAGGGTTACAACTAGTAGGATCTACAACATTATCGAAAGCCATATTAGTACCTCCATGATTAGTAATATTCAATTATCCTAATGTTGAAAAAATATATAGGAGATGGACATGATAGCCCATCTCCAAATTTATTATCTTTGTCGTTTTTTAAATGAATCTTTATATGATTCATAATCATTTACATAGTTAGATGGATCATAAAATCTAAATAGATTATTATTGTAATAATCAGCAAGTCTACTAATTCTTTTAGAGTTATTAGATGCATATCCCATTAGTAAATCTTGTGGTAGATTAGAATACTTTCTATTATATTCGGCTAACTTTTGGGAATCAGTTAACTCTGGTTTAGTGTAGAATCTATCAGTAGTCACATCTAGCAATTCTGAATAGTTATATACTAATGCAGTCTTAACACTTTGATATTTTCTTTTAGGATTTCTAGTATCAACTATAATAGCTCTATCTTTAACAGATACAAATGATCCATCAGTATAATAGAATAAGTATTTACCGTCTTTAGTTTCATATGTATCTAATAGAGATACTTCTACATGTAGATTTGGATCATCGGCATTATTACCAATAAAATCTTTTATTTTATTAATTGGATTTTCAAATGGTATTTCAGGGGATATGGTTCTACCATCGTCTAGCTTTCTTCCATCTCTAGCATATCTAACCACCACACCATTAGAGTATGCTAAGTTAATTACCTTTAACTTTTCATCAATAACTACATTATTTATATCTATATACTTTTTATTGTTTATTTTATTTCTGATTGGCTCCTCCGCTGTAGCACTTATATTATTTCCCATAATAATTCTCCTTTAGAAAAAATAAATAGGCCAATGGTTTGAAACCATTGGCCACCATTATTTATATGTATAATATTATTTACGCTTCTTAGTTTTCTTTTCTGGGTTAACCGTATGAGCAGTCTTATCCCATTCAATAAAACCTTTATCAATATATGCAACTAATTGTTGGAAGTTAAAGATGATTTGTTTATAGAAATCATTTACTTCATCTTTAGTTTCATATACATGGATAGCTGCAGATAGATTCATAATAAAGCTATATAGTTTCAACAAATCAACTTTGTTTTTAAAGTTAGTATTTGTATAAATTACACGAAGTAAGATAGCATTAATTACAACTGTATTATCAGGATTATGGTTAAATCTGCCAATAGCATCAATAATAGCTGCTACATTTGCAGTCTTAACCCCAATAGCTTGTAAAGCTAACATAATTTCTCTACGATAATATTCTTGATGTTTGAATGCTCGAAGTGCATTGAAATAAGAATTATGCAATTTCAAGAATTCATAGATATCAGAATAATCAGTAGAATCATTCAATGCTTTAATTACAGATTTAGCGAATGCTTTAACTTTATCAGAAGATTGTTCATCAGCAAGAACTTGATTCATCTTTTGAATACGATCATTATGAGACGCTTCAATATATTCATCAATAGAAATATCTTCATCTAATTTAGATGTAGCTTTCTTAACTGTTTCATCTAATAAAGCTTTACCTTTATCCATGAATGCATTAGTACATGCTTCACGAATAAGACCTTCAATATAGAATTCTAATTCTTTAGCATTAGACGTATTTACGCCATCTTTACTAGCTTGAATTAAGAATTTTTCTTTTAGACCAGCTGTAAGTAAAGTAGTTACATTAACAGTATCATCTTTAATTACTTTTAGATATGTATCGATAATATTTTGAATATCATCATCAGACAAATCTAATTTAGTGAATTCTTTATTTTCAGAAATGGATTTTTTAACATCTTCTACAGAGATTGTTAATTCATCAAATTTCTTTAACGCTTCTTCCAATTCCGGATCGCTAGAAACATTCTCGTTGCTTTCGGAAACTCCATTGGAGCTAACAGTCTCAACGTCTTGAGTGTTTTCTTTAGATCCATCTTTAGTTGGTTCTTCGCCATGGCTTTCATTTGAGGGAAAGTCGGCATCAGCCTTATCCTCCTCAAGAACTTCTACTTTTTCCATAGCATCAATTTCCTCAGCAGTTGGAGGAACTTCAGGAACGATAGCTTGTACGTTCTTATCATCTAATCTAGCTGCATCTTCTTCTGTAGCTAGGTTTAGGTCTTCAACAATATCTAATTTTGTCTCTTCGCTCATTTGTATTCTCCTCTAATATTTTGAATTCGTAAACGTAATTCAGTTACATATTCAGGGAATAAGTACTGATTAGAAATAATAGTTTTCATAAAATCTGTAAAGATATTAACATCTTCACTGAAATTAGATGTAAGCAAATCTACAATAGGTTGCTGATAGCAATTAGCTAAGATATTATCCATACGAATGTCTAATGTAGAGATGTATTGAATTACTGTTGGTAAATTAGCATTGATTACTGCCAATTTAGAATTATCCATAACTTTCTTGTTATAGATAGTGGAGCTGTCTTTAGATTTCTTCAAGTTTTCTAATTCGAGAGCAGAATAAATAGAATTCTGCTCAGATACAATTAGATTAATCAAGAAGTTAGTCATATGAGCATTAAATCCACATACTAAGAAATCATATAACGTAGATGCTAATAAATAAATATTGTCATCAGATTCATCAATATGGGATACATTACATTTATTACAGATTGTATCGATGATATTTTTATATACATCGAGTTCAACTGAATTTGTATTTTCTACATCCATTGGATAATTAGCTCTAATATTATCAAAGTTGGATCGAAATACATTTACCATATTTGGTTTTGCATTAATAGCAAACTCATAGCGTTTATTAATATGATTATCAATTACATCATAGATATAATCGCTACTGAAGTTTGCTAGTATTTCAGATAATTGGTGTTCATTTGCTAGTTCATAACCAGCATTCCCGTTGCTATAGCCAAACATAGGATTCCTCCTTAAATAGTTAATTTAAAATTTACTGAAATGTAAGTAAATATTTAAATTTTTAGATTTGATTATAGAATCTAGAAAGATTACCAGATAAATGGGAATCATTATTTGTTGGTGTATCATTAGAATATAATGAGATAAAAGCCTGATTTGGTAATTTACCATCTTGCTGATTACGTATTAGATCTACATCTTCTTTTGTTAGGTTATACTTATACGCATAAGCCTTTAAGAATTGAGGATCTTGTAACGCAGTCTCTAATGCTTCTTTTTCTTTAGCATCCTCGGCTTTTATCCATTCTTGATAAGTCATACCGATAGCTCGTTGAGCTTCTTTTAACTTATCCATAGGAGATAATTCTGATGGATCATCTTTAGCTAAGTCTTTTTGTAGCTGAATAGTTTCTTCATAGATTTCAACAGTTTCTACTGCGGCATCGAATACTATATCATCTACATCTTCATCAGTCTTTAAGACTGTTTTATTAATACCAAAAGCTTCTTTTAAGTTTTTACCTTCATACCATACATATAATGCCATTAGATATGAGAAAGTTAAATCATCATGTGTATTAGTAGAATGCTCTATCTTACCATTACGTTTAACTTCCAATCCAAGGAATTCATCATATAATCGTTTAGATACAAACTTATCTTTATGGTTATCCATACGCTCTTTTAGTATTTCCATTAAAAGTTCACGTACACCTTTAGTTGAATCAAGACCAAATACCTTAGTGAGCTGTTTAATTCTCTTAATAGCTCCAGGCCCTTCGAATCTTTCTTCAATAATTTTATCTTTAAATTCATAATAAAGATTATTAGTAATTCCGGCTTTCTTAAGCAACGCAATAACAGACGCGCCAAATCCACCATTTCTCTCGACGTTTATTACTACATTACGCATGTACTTCTGAGTAAGCTCAACTATAATCTTAGCAAGTTCTATTTGGCTAATATAGTTACACTTAAAGTCAGCTATTACTTTAGTCGTCTTACTATCTATAATAGAGATGGCCGAACTATCCCTTCTGTACCCACCAGATACGTCGACACCCATTATAGGTGGATCAACTGGTAGACCATTTCTATTATATTCAATAGTATCATATAGATTAACTTGGAACTTACCATTCAGTACATCTATTACTGAGGTTGGTTCTCTAGTTAACCTAGACATTGTTTCTAATTCTTCTAATGTAAATGGTGAGTTATCTGTCGAGTTTGACCATTCAAGCAAAACTTCACGACGGATATCTTCCCATTTATTATTCATGGTTCTACAGATTTCTTTGAACCATTGTTCACTACAACCAAGTTGTTGGTAAGTAAACTTAATATATACGAAAGTAGACTTGGTATTGGATTCCATTATTTCCATGATTTCTTGGTAAGATTTATCATACCAAGTTTCACTAAATGGAACCGCATCTTCTTTCATTTGGAATGCAAATACCCCTTCTTGAGAAGTCAAGAATCCTGGGGTAGTTGTAAATAATATACCGTAAGGCGCACCATTTGCTCTTGAGTTATCTGCAGCTCTCTTGAATGCTGGAACTGTATTTAGATAAATGATTTCATTATATGGTGCAAATCCCCATTCGTCACCCCATAATAGAGGGATAGATTTACCACGTAGTAAGTTCTGAGCTGCAGTTTTATTACGTGCAGACGCTACTGTGATAATTTTATTTCTATTTACTGCATGCTCTAGACGCAATACTGTATCTGAAGCTTTTGCAGCTTTACCATCTTTTCTATTAAATGGAGCATCCATTCTTAGATATGGCGGTAAACATTCACGAAGGTTCTTTAAAGTTTGTAAGTTATCTTTAGAACCATCTTGTGCTTTATGTAAGAATGCAATAGTGGCATTCGAAGTACCAAAGTTAAATAAATATAAATATCGAGCATCGGCTGCTAAGGTTTTACCTTGCTGACGAGGTAGCTCGTGGAAGATATTCATATTATATATAGAGCAGAAGAATAGAGCCATATTACCACGGTGTAGTCTAAATGGTATACCTGTACCACTACCACCTTGGTCTGGGACTCTACATACTTCTCGAATAAAGTACCAGAAGTTTGCCATACATTCGGCTAGTACTTTACCCTTATAATATTGGTTTAGATTTGGATCATGTGGGTCTATAGCCGCTAAATCAGGGTCTAACAGAGCCAGCATGAATTTGTTATTCTTAATTCCTATGGATTTAAGATATATATGCATATCCAGAAAGCTTTTATTCCTGGTAGACATCTGATAATATATTTGCATATTTATCACCTTTGTAAAACTGTGTTTTAATGGTTATATATTATTAAGGTGTTATAGTGATAACTATATAGACAAATTTAAGAGTTTATATTTATTTTAAAGGAGAATTTATCATGTTACAATTAATTTTAAAATCCGATGCTATGGTTAAATTTGCAGCACTTGTAGCTGCATTATTAACAGCAATTATTTTAGTATTCATCATCGGGATGACAATCGACCCATTCTTTGGGTTACGTTGGCTTTCTAATCTTTTGACTCAATATATGAGTCAAGATTCTATGTTATCAGTAATTATTACTTTGCAAGTTGCAAAGTATTTTGGTTTATTCTGGTTAGCACACCGCGTATTAATCATTGTACGCAATATTAAGCGTACAGTGAGAAAAAAATAAGACAATAAATACCCGTAGGATTTCTATGATCCTACGGGTATAACTTGTTTATTTTTTTTATTTTTTGTTAGATTTTTTAGCAGCTTTTTCTTCTGCTTCAGCTACTTTTTCTTCGGCGTTTTCTTTAACGTCTTCAGTTTTTGTTTCAGGACCTTTAGGATCTTCTTCTGTAGTTTCTTCAGTAGTTGTTTCCGTTTCAGGTTTTACTTCTGGTTCAGTTACAGGTTCTTCTTTAGGTTCTTGTTTGGTTTCTTTTTTGCCAGATTTTTTAGTCGTTGGTTCTTTTTCCTCTTTAGGTTCTTCAGTAACTTCTTCGTTGTAGTTAGTGAAGTCTAAAATGCGAGTTCTACCATCTTCAAGAATTTCTTCAACAACACCATGTTGAATGATACATTCGAAAATTTCTTCTGCCTCCAACATTTCTCTGTGGATAGCACGAACCAATTTATTACGTAGTCGAATAGGACGACGGCAAGTTACATTTACAAGTTTAGCCATTGATATTTCCTCCTAGATAGATTCAATTAATTCATCTTCAGAAGTAAGAACAGATTCGATCAAAGCATCATCAATCAAATGATAAGCTTCAGTCAATTCAATATCATCTTCAACTTCTTCAGCGATTTCTTCACTGTCTTTTTCATGTTGTTGGTCGATATCAGACATCAATTCGAGTTCAGCAGCTTCATCTTCATCTTCTGCTTCGATATCAATTTCTTCATCTTCTAGACCTTCAACGGAGTCAATATCATCATTATCTTCGTCGTCATCTAATTCTAATTCATCAGAAGCATCAACGATAGCATCGATAGTTTCATCCATATCTGCATCATTTACGTCATCAGTTGCAATTACATCTTCAACTGTAGCGGCAGTATCTTCTAGATCTTGATGGATAGTTTTGTTATCATCCATTTCAATATCCTCCTTTAGTAATCAAGTTCATTATATTCATTATCGTCAACTAAATCATCTAGATCATCACTAGACATAGTTGCTAAGAATATACCTTCATCATCAACAATATCATCGCTTGCCATATCAGCATCAATGGCATCGATAATATCTCGTTTTGCAATCATAGTATCTAAAAATCCGTTCTCGTCAATCATGACATTGAACGCATCTTCGTTATCAATTTGCTCTTTGAAATAATTATCGAGTTCGTTCATTTAGAGTACCTCCATATAGATTACTGATATGTTAACGAGATAGGTTTTTCATTATATTCTTAACCTGTTCTTCTAGGATAAATATAATCACAGGAACGTAGTAAAAAATAATGTTTGCTGGTAAGGAATAGTTAAATTCTTCTAAAGATTTTAGTAAGAATTCATCATATCTATTTAACTTATCTTGATTATCATTAAAGTAATCTATGATAATATTCTTGAAATAATATGGATCATCAGTTTCATATCTTTCATTATCTCTGATTCTCATTACAGTATCATCATCAAAAGATGGAACTACCCAGTTATCACCAGGTTTATATTGATGGAAGATATAGTAATAATCTTCTATATTATAGTATAAGATAGAAGTCTTGTCTTCAATCTTCATACCATAACACGATGGATTATTAATACAAGTTTTATCTTTTCTTTCTAAAGAATGGAAAAGAGTTCTAGAGTAATCTAAAGCAAAAGATTCTTTAACTGCAAGTTGGTGTGCAATTTGCATGAATGGAATACTTGAAGTATTCATTAGATCATTTCTCTTAATAAACTCAATCATGTAGCTATCATAGAAGTTATGATTATCATAAGAGAATATGAAAGTCTGAGTCTTATTAGAGTAAAATAATGAACGATAGTAAGTAATCATATCAGTACAAATATTTTCTAATCGTTTAATATAAGCATGGTCATCGTCTTTAATAACTAAAGATAGATTTGTACCAATATTAGTTGTATCCATTGTATAAGATCCAACTACTAAGGATTCGATATCTGTATTATCACCATCATGGGAGCTTAAACGATAAGAAATCTTATACATATTAACCCCGGTTGGCAATGTATCTAAAGTAACACCTGTAACCTTAAATAGGTATTCTTCATCTGTATGGTTTATTATAAAATAATCTTGTGGGTATGGCTTGAATGCATTTGGAAGGACATATGCATCGCCTTCAATGGAATCAGATTCAATACCATAATCTCCAGACTCTAATTGAACTTGAATCTTATCTAAGCCAAATAGAACTGTATCTTTAATTTTATTATATCTTAATGGAGAATCTCCATCAGTGTAACTATATGCTTGATCAGTACCTTCATCTAATGTACTTTCTGCAGTATTAATATTGAAGTAAGTACAAATTGTAGGCGGTTTATCTGTAAATGTATAGAACGTATTATCTAATCTATCTTTCTTAGAGTCTAAGATAGAATTAATAGTCCCAACATAGGTAGTATCTAGGAATTTTCCCATATGTTACCTCCTTTATTAATGAGATGTTTAAGAAAAAAAATAAAGTGAGCGGATGGGGTTTATCCCCATCCGCATCATAATATTTGTCTTACTGAGTCTTTAATTTTACTTAATGGTACGCCATAATCTTTTTCTCCAGATTCATTTCTATGGAAATATACAGAAGATCCTCTAAAGAATTGGATATTATTATTTATGAAGAACTCAGATTGCCTCATAGATATATCACCAGCATCATCATTATCAAAATATAAATGCAAATCCATATTCATAATACCCCTAGAGAGAATCAATGAAATTACATTCGGATATTTGTTTCCTGATGCAGCCATATATATTCCATTAGCCCCATATGATAAGTTTGTAAATACTGAAAGAATATCAAATTGTCCTTCAGTAATGTTAACTAAAACCTTATCGGTAGTTATAGGAATCTGGGCTGGAATAGAATACGTTTTAGTAAAATTATTCTCTGATAACTTTACGATTAAATATCGGAATTTCTTATCGACTGGTTTAATACATCGCATAATTAGCGCTGTATTATTAATCGAGAGGAAACCCACATACTCACGTTGAATTCGCTCATAATCAGATTCTGTTGCTCCCAGAACCTGCATAATCTGGCGTCTGAAGAACGTAAAATCAAATATAATTTTAAGTTCTAATAAATACCATACTGGTAAAACTACTCCTAGACGGGAGTTTACATAGTCTACCTTTTCTTGATAGATTCTATCATCTAAGACAAAATCTTTATACTTTATTATTCTTTCATCTGTAGAAATAGAAGAGTAAGCTTTTGGCTTACTCTTCAACATCTTCTTATTATATTCTTCTATCTCAGATATCAAAGATAAGTCTTTTATCTTTAATAATTCTAAGAAGTTTCTATTTACCAAACCACCTGCTTCACATTTAAAGCAATTATACATAATAGGTTTATCTTTAGATACTCCTATATACATATGCTTCTTGCCAGGTGATGATGTATGCCCACAATACGGACATCTTAAGACTATTTCTTTTTTGCCAGCTGCAAATTGCGAATCTGGAATTGCAGATTTTAATCTGTCCGCTATATTCATAAACTACCTATGCTTTAAAGAAGTAAATATTAGAATATTCAATAATCTTAGCTTTAATTACTTCATCTTTAGCTTCTGCATGTAAGAATTGCAATCCTTTTAAGATGGAATATTCATTACAATTTAAGACATTCAATAGATATTCTAAAGAACGTCCTTCAATTAATACCATATAGAATAATTCTTGGTAATTGATTGTTTTACGACCAGTAAAATTTATTTCTCTACCAATACTACTAGTAAATTTAATATCTTTATCATTGATATTTGTAATAATATTAGTAGGGGTTGTGATTGGAGCAACAACTATATCTTCTTCATTGGATTTTAAAGTGTCATTACATTTTTTATCATTAGTTCCACAATCAGCATCAAGAATATATCCTACTATTTGATTCGGACTAAGCTCTGGATATTTTTCTTGAATTTTAGCCAAATTATGATGATTATTAAATTCTTTTTTAACTTCAATATTATATTCTTTCATTGTATTTACTCCTATAAAATTAAACCACTTTGTCTCTTTTTATTTTCATTAGTAACAGCTAATCTTAAAGAAAAGAAAGGCAATTTGCACCCAGCTTCACTTAAACTTTTGAATCCAGTCTCTTTTAATATGAATTCAGTTTTATATGAATGCCTTACATTTTTATATTTCTTAATAAACCTATCTAAATCTGTATATATATTCGGAAACTTATTTACAATCTTTATTAGATTAACAACAGGCTCACGTCTAACTTTAATATTTTTAAACTTATTTTCTTTGACAAAATTATTGATAATATTAATTAACTCATCAGCCGTAATATTTTTATTACCTAAAATTTTTTCTA